CCTTTGATTGTAGCATCGCCTTCTACAGTCAAACCATCACTTGTAACTGTTCCTGTAACGTCTATTCCAGTGTTACTTGTTTTAAATTTTAAATTTCCATAGTTGTATAGTTTTGCTTCTCCTGTAGAACCATCTGCTCTAAAGTAATCTGTTACGCCACCACTTCCATTGTCAGTTCTGATTATTATATCTTTATTATCTACAAAATTATTTATATATAACTGTCCAGTATTATCATTTCTAATTACACTATCTGTACCGTTATGTAGAATAGACAAATCATTACTTGAACCAAAATTAGCTTGTACATTATCTGGAAAATTTAAATCATTTGAACCAAAAGTCCAATAGTCATTACTCTCATCCCAAAGTAACGATACATTAGTTGATGTTCCTCTTTCAATTTCTATACCAGCATTCTGTGAAGGTGTTCCAGTTTCATCTGAATTTAAAACAAGAATGTTATCACCAATGTTTACTTCGTTACTGTTAACACTTGTAGTAGTTCCAGAGACTGTTAAGTTACCACTAATGACAACGTTACCAGAAGCATCTATAGTTGTAAATGTACCAGCAGCTGCAGTTGTAGCACCTATTACAGTACCATCAATATTACCACCGTTAATGTCTGCTGTTGTAACTGTAGCTACATCAGCTGAAAGATTATCAATGTTTGCAGTACCGTTTATATAAAGGTCTTTAAACTGTAAAGAGTTTGTACCTAAATCTATATCATTATCTGTAACCGGTACAATAGCTCCATCAGCTATGTAGAGTTGTTGTGTTGAAGTTCCTGATACATCTATCCAAAATTCTATGTGGTCGTTAGTTGTATCTATTAAAATTTTGTTAAGCGGTGTAGCTAATCCAGCATCACCAAGAACGCTAATGACTGGTCCTTCGCCTACAGTACCATCGTGTTTATGTCCAGTAGCATTATCAAAAGCTGCAACTAACTGATTATATTCATCATTAAATAATGCAGCGGTTATTAAATCGCCATCTGAGAATGTACTTTGTCTGGTATAACTTGCCATCTATTATCTCCTTCCTGATGGTATAAAATCTATATAAAAACCATTTATAATATATGGTGTCTTTTTATCGTTTGTTGAAATTCTAAAAGAATTACTATGTCCACTACCTTGTAATGCTACTCTAACTAAAGGTTGTTCTCCAGCTCCAAAAACTGAAGAACCAAATGTAGCTGAACCAAATAGTGAAGGTGCATCTATAGTTAAATTATAATCTGGAGGTTGTGGAATACTTGTACTATCGTAATCATATCTAACTCTTAATGTTGGAGTTATATCTCCTTCTGGAGCTATTGACATTTTAACATAGTGTAAAGTTTTTAAAGTTCCTAAATCTCCATAATCATAGTCTGGAGTTTGATACATAGCATCTATATTAGAGCCATCAAAATCGTCTCCAGTATCATGAGTATAAACATAACCGTTTGTATCTCCATGATAATAAGCTTCAATGCCATCTTTATCAAAATTAGAATTTATTGAAGTTACTTCTAAACCTTTTGTTTCTGACCATTCAAAACCATTTGGTCTTAAGGTTCCTATAATACCTTTTTGCCCTACATTAGGCTGTCCAGTATTAGTATAAAATAATCTGTATTGTGATTTTTCTCTAATAACTAAACTGTTAATAGTAAAATCATCAATTGTTCTAGCTAAACTAACTATTAAAGGTTGTATAGCTTTTGAGACGGTTCCTAACTCTACGTCTCCAATTCTCGCTGTACCAGCTACTGTTCTTATTCCATCCGGTGCTAAAAATACTAAGTCACCACCAATCTCTTGAATGCTATAACCACTTAAGCATCCTACGTTTTCAGTAATAGGGTCTACTCTTTCTCCTGAAGATAAACCAAGTCCCATGTTTACATGCTTATAAATACTATTCTCACAAAAAATAATTAATTCATCACGGAAACCTTTAATACCAACTATTTGGTCTGATAAAGTATTACTTCCTCCACCTGAAAAATTATCAAAATCATTTACTGCTGTAAAAAATACTGTACTTAAATTATCAGCAACTCCTGCAGCTACTAATCTACTATCGTGAACAGTAATAAATTTTACTGCTTTATTATTAGTAACATCTATTTCAGCAGAAAAAAATGTTCTAGTGTTTAAATTACCAGTACCTTCCATTCTAAAGCTATAAATTTTATTAGCTCCGTCTGCTATAAAAACTTCTCCATAATCAAAAGTAGCTCCTTCTGCTAATGCAAAAGTACATTGACCTTGATTAGTTCTTGTTAAAGCAGTACGACCTGTAAAGGTTGTATAGTTATCTCCACTAGAATGAACTCCTGTTTTATTTATCTGTAACCAAGTAGCACCATCGTTACTAAAATAAATATTAGTTCCTGCACAAGCTATTACACCGTCTGCATAAGGAAATACTCCTAATATATCTGTAATGCCACCTGTAGGTTGTGTAGCTGTAACATTACCAACTTTATATTTTGTATAACCATTAATACGTCTGTAGCCACCTTCTGTAGCTACTTCAAAGTTTTGTAATGTTTTTGCAACTCCGGGGCTTTTAAGTAAATCAATAGAGTTTACTGATTTTACTAAGCCTCCGTCACATGCAACGGTATAAGGTTGTGAACGTGCCATAGTTTAAAAATAAGTTCTATCGTCTGTCATGTATTTAGGCGTAGGATTCATAAGATTAGATTTCATATGTTTCATAGCCTTTTTAAAATCTTCTAAAGCAAAAGCTGCTTGTTGTGGACTTTCTTTAAACTGCCACACATAGTATCTTGCTCTTGCTGTTATTACGTTAGCATACTGGTCTGGTAATGCTATAGTATCTCCATGAGCTGAAAGTTCTGTTGGTTTGGTAAATGCGTAAAAATGTATATTGTAAACTTTATCTGGTATAGGACTTAAACCAAACTTCCTTGAGTCTGGAGATTTAATTACAAATCTAGGTTCTCCATAAGCTTGAGTATCTGCATCGTCTGCATTCTCACTATCTCTATAATATCTTTTCCAATCTGCTAATGTTAAAAACTTTAATCCTTTAGAAACGTAAGGAGCTGTTTCACCCGATACGTTAATAGTAGTCATATAAAAATCATCCCAATCTACAGAAGCATAGTCTGTAGTAATATTTGAACTATCAGCTTTTAATAAATACCATCTTTGTCCTGCAACACTAGGTACTGTTACGTTACCATAGAAAGGGTCAGTAGCACCACTAACTCCTGCAGAAAAGAAAGGTAATTGAGGTTCTTCGTTAGCTATGTCAAAGATTGCTTTGTTTATAGAATCTTTTACAAACTGTTGAATACCTGTAGCACTTGGAAAAGTAGAAGTAGTAAGTGGAACCTCGTTAAGTTCTCTTAATACTTCGTTTGTTATGTCGAGATATGTTGTAGCCATTATTTTTTATGTACCTTTTGTATTTCAAAATTTGCGTAAAGACTTGCTCCTTTGTGAGGTTTGTAACCTCCTTTAGGGTCTTTCATAAGTTTAAAAGATTTACCGGACTTCATCCAGTGATAACCTTTAGGGGCTTTAACCCTCATTACTTTTCACCCTTTATCTTCATGGTATTGTAACCACATTTTTCTTTACAGTCTGATTCCATATCATATATAGAAGCATAACCGCCTTTGTTGTAAGCCATTCTTTTTTTAGCTTTTCCGCCACCCATTTTTTTCATTCTTTTTTTACTGTCACAATGCATATTTATATCCTCTTAAAAGTGGAGGGTCAATTAAGACCCCCCGTAAAATGTAATTAATCTACAATGTAGAAAGCTGAAACTAAAGCTTCAGGTCTAATTACTTTTGCTCCATAAACGTGTAAACCTCTTACAATGTCACCAAATGAATCAGGGTCTCTGATTACTTCAGTTGATGTAATTGTTTGAGCTGTTGACACTGAAGACATGTGTCCTGCTAATACTTTACCAGTAGCAGTTGTAGGTGATGCAATATTGTTTGATTTATACATATTGAATCCTCTTAACTTACCTGTTGAAACAAGTCCATTTCTAATTGAACCTTGTCCAGCATTAAAGTCTACTGATAATAGTTTAGAACCAGATTGTGATAGTTCCTCATAAAAACTTGGAGGAGCTACGAACCATCTGCCTTCTTCAGGTACGTTTTCATCGTCTAATTTTCTAGCCATTCTAGCCATAAGGTCTAAAGCATCAACACCAGTTCCGTCTGAACCTAATAGGTCAACAGCACCAGTTGCAGGTTCAACACCTGTACCAACAGCTGCATCTGTACCGATTGCATTGTCAGGTGATGATGTTGAAACACCAGCAAACATTTTAGCGATAACACCTTCGTCAAATGCATCTCTTAAAGCATAAGCAGCAGATGAACTTGCTACTTCTTTAAAGTTTACATGTGACATTTGGCTTTCAATATCATCAACGATGAATTTAAAAGCGTTAGCAGTATCAACGATGAGAGTAGTCTCTGCATCTGTTAATACAGTTTTAGTTGGGTTTGCACCCCTTTCGTATTGTGCTACAGTGATTACTGGTTCTTTGATAATTTTAACAGTATCTCCATATCCTGAGATTTCACCTGCGTAGTCTGTGTTTGTAATTGCTTCGACAACAGAGGCTTTCCTAAAAAAGTTTAAGACCTTCTTGGAATAAATTTCAGGTAGAAAATTATTGTTAGCAAAGTTAGAACCAGAAGACTGTGCAAAGTTTTCGTCTGATTGGTTATAAGCCATTTTATTTTTCTCCTAAATAAAATATAAAGTTATTTTTGAACTCTGCCTTCAAACATAGCTTGACTGATTTCACTTTCGTATTTATCAAATTCATCCATGCTCATAGCAGAAATCTCCTTAGTAGTCCAAATTTTCTCTTGCTTTGGCTCAACACTTGTTGTTTTAGTTGAGACCATATCAGCAGCAGAAGTTTTGGTCTTTTTAGAATTTGACTTCTTAGGTGCAGAATCTAAACCAATATCTCTTTTAAATAAATCTAAAGCTCTTGAAGCTAGGTCAGCATCGTCAGCATTTTTATAAATCCAATTTTGAATTGAATTAGGCTGAGACTTTGCCCAGTCGTGGAAGTCATCACTGTTTCTGATATCTTCAAAATCAGGATGTCTATCCATCAATCGCTTTTCAGCATCTTTTCTAATAAGCTCTTTTTCACGTTGTTGTAAAGCTTCTAATCTTTCTTCTAACACTTTAGACTTCTCTGAAGCTTGAAGATGTGAAACTGTTTCTACAACTTCGTAAACATCAGGATACTCTTGCTTAAATGCTTCAAGTTCTTCTGGAGATTTAGGAGCTTTATACTCAGTTCTATTTTTAGTAGCTTCTTCGATTAACTCTTGTTCTCTAGATTTGAACTCATTAAGTTTTGAGTCATAATGTTTTTTCAAATCATCGTATCGCTTTTTGTAGTCTGGTCTTTTGTAAGGTTGGTCTTTAGGACTTTCCTCTACAGCTTCCTGTTCTACAGGTTGCTCTACGTTTTCATTTGTAGGTTCTTTAGTTGGTTCTTGGAAGAACATTCCTTCAGAACTTTCAAATTGCTTATCTTCTATATCTTTATGCCATGGTTTATTTTGGTTATAAGGATTGGCATTTTCCTCTTGTACTTTAGTAGTCATATTCTTTTCTCCTACTCAGGGCTTCGTTTAAAAGGTAGCTGCGTATGTCGACTGTGCAGGGCTTTTATTTTTAAAGGTAGCCTTTCGGTTATTAAAATGATAGGGTGCTTATGACATAAGGTAGCCCTATCTCCTAGTTTAACTCCTTACGTGTTGAACTCTTGGGTCTAACATATTTCGTGTTACTTCTTCCTCGATTAAATTATCTTCCGTAGCTCCTAGAGCTGGTGAAGTTGTATCAGCAGGTTTCATAATACGAGTTTCTGTTTGAACAACCTTTTCAGGTTGGTCTTCCATAACAAGTCCACCGTATTGAGCTTGTAGTCTTTTATCTGCATTAGCTTCTGCATCTTTCATCATTCGCATCAATTCATCAGCTCCGATTTCTTCTACAGCTTTTGCAGTAAAGACAAATTCTC